CTACAGCAGGCTCCGGCGGGGCGACAACGGCCTCCTCCGGCCGGGGCATGATGGCCTCGCCCCGCATGGGCTCCGCCGGGCGCGGGCGCGGGGCGCGGCGACCGTAGCCACCCTTCCCCGCCCGCTCCATGCCGGGGGCATCTTCGCCCGCGATCTCCGCCATCCGGCGCTGCTCGGTCTCCAGCGCGGCGCGGACACGGGCCATGTCGCGGTTATCGCCCACGGGGTCCACGACCTCTTGCAGGGCGACGCGGGCGGCCTCCAGCCGGTCGCGGGCCTCGTCGGTCAGCCGCTCCTCGTTGCCGCGAACCTCGCCAAGGATGGCGTCGATCTGACCCTGGAGCGACTTGGCGGCCTCACTCTCGGGCGCTTCGGCCCGGCGCTGTTCATCCAGTTCGTTGAGCCAACGACGGTAGGTGGCGGCTCGCTTGGCAGCCTCCTCGTAGGCGGCGGGCGGACGCGGGGCGGCAGCCTCCGGGGCGCGCTCCAGAAATCCCTCCGGCATCGTCGGCGGCGGCGGTTCCGTAGCGGGACGCTCGGTCTCGCGCAGCAGCCGTTCGCGGGTCGTCCGCTCCTGCATCGTTCGCAGGGCCGCACGCTCCTTCTCCGCCTGCGTCCCAAACCGCTCGGCGTAAATCTTCGCGCCGAGGTCGTGGACTTCGCTGATGTTGGTCAGCAAGTGCGTGAGGGAAACCGGCGGCGCTCCGTACTCCGCGAACTCCTCCGGCTTGAAGAACATCTCGCGAAGGCGCGTCATCGCATCGCGCAAGCCAGCCAGGAACTTCTGCACCATGGCCTTCGCCGCGTCCGCTCCATAGCGGGCCTGCACCTCGTCGATGACCTTGGGGATGAACGTCTGGAGCTTCGGCAACTCCGAGAAGATTTCCGCGCTCATCTCGCGCAGGTAATGCGCGGAGGTCGCGTCGGCGTGCGCCGCGTCTCCCTCGGGGCCTTCTGCAAACCGCTCGCGCTTGGGAGCGGTATCGCTGAACATGCGCTCGGCCTTAGCCTTGCCTTCCTCGGTCAGGCCCCTATCGACGGCGGCCCTATACGCCTCCCAAAGACCGCTGGTCTCCAGCGCGTGGCCGATCTCATGCGCGCCAACCTGTGCCAGATTGCGGCTCGGGTCGTTCGATAGGTAGATGGTGTTGGGGTCCTTGGGGTTGATCGCCCCGTCGAAGTCGAACCGCTGGTCGCCCTCAAAGTAGACGACATCAATGCCCATGCGCCCGTAGAGGTCGCGCTGGGCATTCATCAGTTCTGTCGAAATGGTATCTTCACGCGCGACGCCATCCCACACCTTGAGCGGATGGAACTCGCCCTTGCTGTTCTGAAGGAAGAACTCGCCATCGTTGGTGCGTTCGACCTTGTTGCCGCTGGCGAGCGCCAACTTCACAAGCGAAGCCTGCTGCCGGTCAATGTCACTGCCAAACTGGGCGGCCTCTGCGACCTCCTCGACCTGCGGGCGGGAGACAACCTCACGCGCCTTGGCAGCCGCGTCCTCAACGCTGGTGCCCGACATGACGGTCTGCTGGACTTCTTCGGGGGTCGGCGCTTCCGGCTTGGTCTCGCCGTCCAGGATGTTGCCGATCTTGCCGCGTTCCTCGACCGGCTTGACGCCGAACATGCGCCGGTAGGCTGCGCCCGTGCCAGCGAAGGCGAGCGGAACCGCGCCACCGACCGTGGCCTGCACGCCAAGGTTCTCGCCCAGCCCCTTGTCCCACTTCCGGCCGGGCTCGTAGGTCGAAGCCGCCACCGCGTTTTCCGCGAGGGTCGTAAGCTGCGACATGGAGATCATGTTGCCAGCGCCCAGAGCGGCCTCGGCAAGGTACTCCGCGAACTTGTTCTTGGCCGACGACGGTAGCTTCTCAAACAGGCGCACGGCCTGCGGGCCGGGGATCAGGTTGAGAACGCCATTGATAGCGCCGCTCTCCGCCGCGCCCACGGCGGCCCGCTCCGGGTCTGCGCCGCCCTTGATGGCCTCGGTGTAGGTGGTGTTGAGCGCGTCGAGACCGCCCGCCACGACAAGGCCCGTGCCGCCGCTGGCAATCGCCGCCGCGACGATGGGCACCATGCGCGCCGCCAACTGGACGGACTGCACCGAGAAGCGGGACTTCTCCTCGTCTGTGAGCGGGATCGTGCTGTCGGCCCAGTGCATCAGCGACTCGCCGCCCCGCTGGAGCGCCTTGCCGGTGGATTCGATGACGCCTTCAGGTCCGTTTATCACGCTCTCGGCGTGCTTCTTCATCGCCTCCCGCTGCTCGGGGTCGGCGGCGAGGTACTGGTTGGCCCAGGTCAGTTCACGGGTCTTTGCGGCGTTGGCCCGGTTGGCGCGCGGGCCGCCGATGTCCATGGGCGCGTCCGGGTCGTTCGGATCGAACTCCCGCGCGGGCAACGGCGCACCACCGGCCTTGATCTCCTCGCCCGCGTCGAGCCTGCGGTAGAGGTCAAGCTGCTGGCGCGAGGCTTCCTTGTCGATGTTCGCGCCGACCACCATGGCCGTACCGGCGGTCTCCGTGACACCGCCCGGCAGTTTCAGGGCCGCGTTGCCGACCGCCTTCACCATTCCGTTGATAAGGCCCGACTTCGGCTCCTCCTTAGGGGCGGGTCCGGGCGCGGGCTTAGGCGGGTTGAGGAAGTCCACCATCTCGGTGGGCGAGTAGCCTTCCTTGCGAGCGGCAGACACCCACTCGCCCAGCCCGGCGTTCTTGCCAAGGTAGTCAACGATCTCGCGGTCCGAGTAGCCTTCGTTCCGGGCCGCGTCGAACCACTCAGGCGACGGCTTGATCTGCTCGGCCATCAGCCGCCACCCAGCGCGCGAGTGATTGCGTCGATGTCAGGCGGATTCAGCAACGGCGCTCCCGTGACAGAGCCGGTCGCCCTTGCCTTGACCTCACCGTTCAAGCCCGGCAACTGACCGAGCGGCGTGCGATCCTTGCGGTTCCCTCCGCCATTGAACTGCGGCAGGTTCTTGACCGCCTCGTCATACGCCCGAACCGACGACTCGTAGTCCGTCCGCAACTTCCTGATCTTGGCCTGCTGCGCCTCAATTGCAGCCTTGCCATCCGGCATCGCCGCGTTGGTCGCGTTCTGCAGCTTGATCAGGTTGGTCTCGGCGTTGAGAACGTCCTGCTCCTTCATCTTGGCGACGCCCTGAAGCAGGGTGGCCGACTTCACATCATCCTGCGCCGAATACTCGATGGCGGCGATCTTCGCCTTGGCCGTGTCGATGGCGGCAGGGTCGTTCGCCTGCATAGCCTTCTGCAACTCCGCGCGGGCGGTCTGCGCGCTCTCCCTGATCGTGTTGTCCAGCGTCAGCTTCATCTTCTCGGCGTCGCGCAAGCCGGACATCGCCTCCACTTGCATCTTTGCCGTTTCCTGATGGATGCGCGCCGACTGGATCGACGCGCCCGCCGACATCGCGGCGGTGCGCTCGTGCGAAGCACGGTTCAACGCGCCCTCGCTGACCGTGAGTTCGCGGTCCTTCTGCTTCTCGCCGGACTGGTAGGTCTGCGTCTCGATGCGCTCGCCCTTCAGGAACTCGTTCTGCTTGTCCTGGCGCTTGCCCGCGAGTTCGTCTGCGAGGATGATCCGCTCCTTGTCGAGGTCGGCCTTCTGCTGCTCAAGGAGCGCGGTGCCCGCCGTCTTGGCAATGGCACCGCCCATTTCGGCAAGGCCAGCTCCAACATCGAAAGCCATTAGACCCTCCCTCGGGCAGCGGCGCGTCGAGCGCGGCGGTTGGGTGGCGGAGGCGGCGGCATCTCGGTGTCACGGCTCGCGTTCGGGGCGGAGACCGCGCCGACCTCGCGCTTCATCATCTCGACCTTGCCGCCGTCCTTCAGGACGGATTGGGTCTGCGAGGCAAGCCGCGCGAGAACCTGCGGGGTGACGTTCATCAGCTTGCAGATGTCGTCGATGAAAAGGCGCGTCGCGAGGACCAGTTCTTCCTTGCCGATTGGCTTGGTCTTGGACCTGTCGAGGAAGTCCAGACCCTGCAGCATCAGCGACATGGCGGCGGGCACCATGGCCTGCACCGGCATCGTGCCTCGGGCGAGCATCTTGAGGTGGCCGACGATATTCACAGCCCCGCGCACGCAGTCGCGGATGGGGTTGGGCTGGTTTTTGAGGGAGGCCAGCAGGCCGTCCTTTCCCCCATGTAGTGCGTACCGCTGCCCGGCCACCACGATCTTGAGGTAGTCTTCCTTGGTCTGCCCGGTGAGGTTGGCCTCGATCTGGGCCTCCGTCGCCTGCAGCAACTTGTTGTTCAGAAGGATACTCACGGCCGACCTCCGGTGGTAGGCTGGGTGACATGCGAAACCTGACGATCCTGGCGCTGTGCGTTGCCGCGCTGCCAGCGTGGGCTATCGACCCCGGTCCGCTCTGGGGCGTGTGGAAGGTCGCGAACGTCAATGACACGACCCTCACCGGCGTAATGATGGTAGACCGCGAGAGCCGCGTAACGTGGAACTCCACATGGGACACGGAGCATCGGATCAGGAACAACGTCCCGCCCGGACTGGGCTACGCCAAATCGGTCGGCTACGTCGAACCCAAGAACGGCGGGTACGATGTGGTTCTCACCAATGGAAGCGCGGTGCAGCGCGTTCATTGCGAAATCCAATCGAAGACCGCCATGACCTGCGGCAACTTCCGATTGACGCGCACAGCGACGGGACCGGAAAGCCTCATCACACCCGCCCGGTGACTTGCGGCATGTTGATCAGGCCGCCGCGATAGGCGACCGGAAGCGGCTGGCTCATGTTGTTCAGCCTGCGCTGCATCAACTGGTTCTGGGTGTTCTCCAACGCGGCGGCGGCGCGGTTCTTCTCGGCCTGCGCGTTCAGGGCCTCGACCTCCGCCGGGGTCTTGGGGGAGAGCGCGCCGGACATGAAGGACCCGAGGGACATCATGCCGCCAAGGACGAGGCTCTTGTTTTCCTTGGCAAAGGACAAGAGTTCGCCCCAGAGCGAACTATCGGCGCGCGTGATGTCGCCCGGCTTGGCGTCCTTCCACGAGAGCATCGCGTCCAGGGACGGCGTGTTGCCCGCGCCTGCGGGCGGGGCGGCCGGAGCGGCGGCGGGCGCTTGGGCGGGCTGCGGCGCGGGTGTCTCAGGGCCGGTCTTGCCCGTGACCGCAACCTTGCTCGGCTGCATGGCGGGGGCATTGCCGGTCGGGGCGGATGCGCTCGCATCGCCATAGGCACCCTGACGGCTGCCAGTCACCGGGTCGGGGCCGTTGCTCGGTTCAAACGACGGCTGCTGCGTGCCACCGTTGATCAAGCTGCGATTCGCCATCACACCGTCCTGACCGGCGGGGCTGGTGCTGCCCATGCCGGTTCCATCCGGGATGTCTCCCTGCGCCATGGCGTTGGGGTCCATGGTGCTGCCATCGGCGTAGTTCAGGGCCGGGTTGCCGCCGCTGTCCACCATCGGCACGCCGCTGTTGTCCGGCATGGTGAAGTCGGACGGGCCAACCTGCGGCGGCGGCTCGGCGTTGATGAGGCCCTTGGTCGGGTCGAGGGCGGATGCCGGGTCTTGGGCGATCCCCTCGGGGCTCACGGCAACATTGGTCGCCGCCGGGGCCTGAACATCCGGCACGCCCAAGGCGGCGGCCGGGGCCTCGGCGGTCGGCACCGGGACTTGTGCCACCTCGCCGCTCAGCATGTTGACGATCTGGCCCGGCTGGCTGGCCGCCTGCGCGCCCGCACCGGCCGACGCATTGACGGCGAACGCGCCCGTGTTGGAGATGCTGTCGTTCGCCGCCTGCAGGAACTCCGGGGTGTAGGCGTTCAGGCCGCCGGTCGCCTCGGAGACCGACATGGCCGTGGGAGCCACGCTCTCGGCCGCCCCGCCCGCCGCGTTGGTGACGCCGGTCAGGCCGCCCGCAACCTCACCGAAAAGGTTCAAGCCGTTGGCGATGCCGCCGATGGACCCCACCGCGCCCATGATGTTGCCGACCATGGACAGGGTCTTGTCGCCCGTGATGGTGCCGACCGTGGACGCCACGGCCCCGGCGGTCGCGACCACGGCCAGGCCAATCGCAACCGGGGTCGCGATCTCGGCGGCTGCCGCTACGGCAATGACTGCGCCAACAATTGGGGCGGCGGGCATCGTTCTGCTCCATCTCTGGGGCCGCAGCGCCATCCGGCGCGGCAAGGCGGATCATACCAAAAGTCAACTCAAAAGGCACGCAAACACTACGCCCGGCAAGTCTCCGGCGTCATTTCGTAGAGGATGTCGTACTCGTCCTCCCCGACCTGCCGGAACCCGACCATCCGGTTGAACCGATGCTGCCGGGCCTCGACCTTGGGGGTTCGGGTCGTGACCCGGCCGTAGTCCCGGAACTGGGGGGCCAGGACTGACCGGATGACCTCCCGGCTGATCCGTTTGCCGAAGGTGATGAAGTGGAACTCATCCCCCTTCCGCATCACCACCGCCAGAAGGTCCCCGTCCCGCTCGACCGGCTCGACCTGCCATGAGTCGAGCGCGGCCATGTACTGCTCTTTCGGAACGAACAGGTGTTCCGAGGCGCGCTGCCAAACCAGTTCCCGGAGGTCCATGGTCTACCGTCAGGACGTAAGGCCGCGACGCTGGTACTCGTCGCTCATACGGAGGGTCTTGGCGAGGCCATCGATGGTCTGCCCCTTCTCCATGATGTTCTTGGTCCAGTATTCCTTCATGTCATCCGTGAGAGGCCGCTGAAGGATCGACTCCCATGTCTTGGCAATCTGGCCTTGGATGTCTGTCTTCTTCTGCTTGTACTCAGGGCTGTCCTGCAGTTCCTGCTTCATGGCGTCGAGGCTGACGCCGCCGACGATCACGTTGTTCGTCCACCCCTTCAACTCGTCGGCGGTCATATCGCGGCCGAACACCGACTTGTAGGTGTCCGAAATGCCCTTCTGCACATCCTTGATGTCAGTGCTGTTGTAGGAGGCAAAGCCCGAACCGAACATCAGCGTCGACTTCAGGTTGGGTACGTTGCCCATCTTGCCCAGCGCATCGAGTCCGTCGTTCAATTGGTTCACCATGTTGTTCAGCGCCTGCGTCTTCTGCGCGGCGTTGAAGTCCGGGTTGTTGATCACATCGGTCATGTTCTTGAGCGCCTGCGAGTACATATCCTTCGCGCCCGCCGAGGTCTGCAGCAGAATCTTGTTGTCGTTCTGCAGGTTGGTCAGCTTCTCGTTGATGACGCCGTTGGCCTTGATATTCGCGAGGTTTCCCGCGTTTACCTTGTCCTGCAGCGCCTGACTGTTCTCGTTGTTCATGCTGTTTACGAAAATCTGCGTGCGGGCCTGTTTATCAGCGACCGACAGCGTCGTGTCGGCGTTGATGTTGGCAATGTCCCTCTGCAACGCCAGCTTCAATTCGTCCATGGCCTTGTTGGCCGCCGCCGTCTTCTCGGGGAGAGACAACTGCGTGGAGGACTGCAAGTCGCCGATGTAGCGGCTTGTTGCGTCCTGACGCATAGCGATCGCTTGCTGCGTCTGCGTGTTGATCGTGGCGACATCCAACTGCGTGTTGCGCTGGATGCCCGCGATGAGTTCGTTGCTCGCGTTGTTGATCCCGGCGATGTACTTCGACGCCTCGACTTGGGCCGTCCGAGACGCTGCGTCCAGCTTGGCAATGTCAAGCTGCGCCTGCGAATTGAGTGCTGCGATGTCCTTCTGCGTCTGTGCATTGGTCGCCGCCACCGACATCGAGGTGTTGGCCTGCATGTTTGCCACGGCCTGCTGCGTGGCACCCTGAATGCCCGCGATTTCCTTTTGACCGGCGATCTGCTGGGCAGCGATGGACTGCGCGTTGGAGGCGTTCGCGGCCTGCTGGAACGCGGTGCTCTCCTGCCCGGCGTTGTACTGGCTGGTGTTGGTCAGCAGTGCGGCATTGGCTTGCGCCGCCTGATTCTGCGCGTTTACCGTGTTGGTCGCCGCGCGGTCGTAGGTTGCCGCGTCCGCCGTCGCGATGGGCAGCGCCGCGTCGATCACCGCCGCCTGCCCGGCCTGTACGCCCATTGTCGAGTTGATGAGCCCGCGCGAGTTCATCATGTTGCGGGCGTTCGCCTCGGCGCGCTGCATCAGCGGCGAACCGGAGGCGATGATGCCTTCCAACTGGCTCGCCACCGTCTGATTCGGCGCGACATCGAAGCCGGTCGCGCTGTACGTCGAGGCGTCGGCCTTGGCGGGCGTGTAGCTGGTGACGGGAGCGCCCGGCGTCGCGCCTGGGGCGGGAGCGCCCGGCGTCGTGGTGGTCGAACCCGGAGCCGCGTTGATCAGGCCCGGCGGGGCGATCTGCGTCGTGTTCTGGGTGTTCTGGGTGGTCTGCGGATCGGGCATCGGTCGCTCCTTACGTCGGCCAGCCAGCGTTGATGTCAACGGCCACGACCTGCTCGGCAGTGGTGCAGGCGTCGATGGTCTGCTTCAGCGTCAGCGCGTGGAAGATGCAGTCGCTCTTGAACGCCGCGAGCGCCTTGCCGAACGCGATGACCGTACTGGCCGACATCGGCTGCAGGTCGTTGTTCGCGTCGATCCAGACGAAGTCTTGGTTGGGGTCCGCCCAGCGCAGCGTGTTGGGGTCGCCGCCGTTCACCAGCCACAGGGTCGCCAACTGCGAGGCACCAGCCACGTTCTCGCGGTCCTGCTGACGGGTCTGGTACGGATGGCCCTGGAACATCATGCCGTCCGCGATGTGATGGTCACGGAGCACCATCACCGCCGCCTTGCGCGTGACCTTCAGTGCCTCGGTCTCCTCCGGCGTCAGGCCCCGCAGGGTCCAGCCCAGTTCCCACACGCCATTGACGAGGGTCGGGTTGGCGTCCTGCGTCGCGATCTGGCTGGCGTCGTGCGGCGGTTCCGGCAGGTACAACACCGGAGCCAGCGTGTAGCCAAGTTCGATGGCCGTGTTGGTCAGCGGGAACACCGTCGCGAGGTCGGGGTCCGGGCCGAAATTCGTGTCCGGGTTTTCCTCCATCATGCTCCCCAAGGTGTAGGGGAACCGGATCAGGGTCGTGCCGTGGACTTCAGCGTAAACGGGCATGTCAGGGCTCGATGGTGATGGTGGAAGTGGCGCGGTCGAACAGGACGCGACCGTTGCAGCAGATGCTCCAGTCCTCGTCGGTCTTCTCGCCCCACGAGGCGACGTTGATGCGGACGTTCTTCACGACGTACTGCTTCGGCCCGTCGAACACGCGCCACACATGGTCGGGCGAACCCCAGCCATCCTGTCCCCGGCGCTTGTTGAACCGGACCGCGATCATCAGATGACCTCCGGCAGGTCGCGCTCGACATGCTCGGCAAGGCCGATGTTGAAGTGGACGAACCGCAGCGGCGTCTCGCCGTCGTGCCGGGTGAAAGCGTGCGGCAGCCACGAGTTGGTCAGTAGCAGCAGGCCCGGTCGCGGGGTCATGTAGAACTGGTTGCTCGCGTCGGTGATCTCCGCCTTGTTGGCCTCGGCCAGCGGGGTCGCTACCTTGCCGGGGCGCGGGTCGAAGAACGCCGCCGCCGAACTGCCGAACGGTACGTCGAAGAAGTAGAACCCCACCATCAGCGCCTCGGGGTGGGTGTGCTGCGTCATGTCCGACGAGCGGTGATGCTCCTGGCACCACATGCTCTCGAAGTACGCGCCCTTGCCGTTGGTCAGGTAGCCCTGATCGGTGAGGATGTTGCCCGCCGCAATGGCCGTGAACCGCGCGAACTCCTGCAGGCGCGGGTCCATCTCCATCGGGCCGCTCATGCGGACCGGATGCAAGGCGTTCGCAGGCTGGGCGTCCTTCAGCATGTCGAGCGATACCGTGCGGACCTGCTCGACGAACTCCGGCTTCTCGACGCTGTAGATCATCGTCGGAAAGGCGGTCAGGGCCTCAAGTTGCGGTTGAGTCATCGTCCCTCTGGGTAAGCAGTAGACCGGATGTCCCGGTCAGCAGGTTGGCCGCGTCAGCGCGCGTGCGGGCGTTTTCCAGCAAGGCCATCTTGTGCTTGATGTGCGGCAGGATGACGGCGTCGAAGTCGGGATGCTTCCGCATCGCCTCCAACTGGTCGGCCGGAATCGTCCCAATGGATAGCAGGTAGTTCTCGGCGCGGTGCTTGAACTCCAGCGCCCACTCCTCCGGCTGGGCGGCCTCGGTCGCTTCCAGCAGCGGGAGGTGCTTGTACTTTCGCTGCGGCTCCAGTTCGGCCATCAGGCCCTCGATAGTGGCGATCTCCTTGTCCGCACCCGCCAACGCCATCTCCAGCATCCCCTCGCCCGCGTCGAACTCGATCTTGTTCGCCTCGTAGCGCAGCCGGTCCTGCTCGCTGGCGATGGCCGCCTTCTGCTGCTCCAGGTCGAGGCGGTTGGCTTCCCGGCGCAGCAACTTGGCGCGCGTCGCCTCGCGCTTCTGCAGGATGTCGAGGCGCTGTTCATACAGGACGTTCCACGCGGCGTCCGGCGTGTGGCAGGACCCGCCGACGAAGTGGCGAAGCTGGAAGTCGCTGTTGTTGCGGTGGGGTGCGGAGTGCATGTCAGGGCGCGCAATTCACGCAAAGAGTCCACGATGCCGCCGCGCCCATGTCGCTGTTGGCGCTGGCAGCCGTTGCCGCCGCGCTGGCGCAAGTCGCGTAAGTGTACTTGTTGCGCGTGGTGGTTGGAGTTCCGACGTTGTTTCTACCTAGCGCAAAAATGCCGCGCGTGGCGTTACCTGTGGCCGAACCGCGCGTAGCGGCAACACTGGCCGCGCCAACGCCGCACGCTGTACTAGTGCAGCTTGCGAAGGTGTACTTGTTGCGGGTGGTGGAAGCGGCGCACGCCGCTTGCCCAAGAGCAAAGATTCCCCGTGTCGCGTTTCCCGCAGCAGAACCGAACTGCGTTGCCGCACTGGCTGCGCCAACGCCTACCGCGGTGCTGGTGCAAGAGGCGTAAGTGTACTTGTTGCGCGTGGTGGCGTTGTTGCCCACCGCCAGAATGCCCACGGCGGAAGTCCCAGCGCCGCCTTGGGCGAACGAAGAACAAGCCGATGCTGCCGCGACTCCGCAAGTGGTACTGGTGCAGGATGCATATGTGTACTTGTTGCGAGCAGTACCGCCGCCGTTGATCTGGAAGATGCCGCGCGTGCTGTTGCCAACGGCGTTTCCGCCGCAAACAGTCGCGCTCGATGCTGCAACTCCGGCTGCCGTCGATGTGCAACAGGCATATGTGTACTTGTCGCGGGTCGTCGTCGTGTTGCCTATGGCAAAAATGCCTCGCGTGCTATTGCCAGCCGCCGCACCGCCGCGAGAAGCGGCGCTCGATACCGCAACGCCAGATGCCGTCGAGGTACACGACGCAAATGTGTACTTGTTTCGCGTGGTACTGGGCACTCCACAATTGTTGTTGCCCAGCGCGAAGATGCCGCGTGTGCCATCGCGCGTGCAGCCGAAGGCCCCGAATCCGAAGGCCCGGACCGACATCGCCCCGCGCGTGATGATGCTGGGCATTACTTGAACTGCGTCTGCGAGGCGAACACGGTGAACGTGCCCGGCCCGGTCTTGACGATGTTGTATGTGTAGACATCGATGGACGATGTATTTCCCGCCGCCCACGCCGAGCCGCCCTGATACTTGGGCGTGACACTCACGCCGTCGATGGTCAGCGCGTTGTTGTAGTAGGCCGTGCCGCCCTGCGTGACGAGGTGCGCTACGGTCAGGACTTGGTTCTCCTTCATCAGCGTGTCGAGGCGCATCGTCTCGGAGCCACGGATGTTGAGCGTCCAGTTGGCCGAGGCGTTGGCGGTGAAGTAGACGATGGACTGCACGCCCGCGTCGAAGTTGATGGTGCCAGTCGCCGCCGTAGCAGCCACGAGAACCGGCTCGACGGCGTTGCTGACATTCAAGCCGGGGAAATTCGGGCCGCCTAGGAACGCCGGGCGCAGGTTGAACGCCGACTGCTGGGCCGACTGCATTAGTAGTCTCCGCCGATGGCGCTGACTGCGATGCCGACGTTGGTGCCGCCCGCCGCGACGGTCGCGCCCGCGTACAGCTTGTAGCTTGCCGGAAGATTCAGGCCGCCGACTGGCAGCGCCAGCGAGTAGACCGTGAGCGCCGAGGTGGCGAGCGCCGTGACCGCCGTCGCCGGGATAGCAACCTCGCCTAGGAAGATGTTGTTCGCCGCCGTCGTGTTGGCGCTGCCGTTGTTGATCCAGAAGCGGACCACCGTGGCGTTGGACGAACCCGAGGCGGTCGCGCCGTTCGTGCTGGCAAGGCGGCACACGACCTGATCGACGCGCGATCCGTTGGCACCGGCCGTGTATACGAGGGCCATCGACGTACCGGCAGTCTCGGTTCCGTCGAAACTTTTGGTGTTGGTCATCGCGGTACTGAGGACCACGTTGAGCGCGCCTAGGTTCGGCGTCTGGGCGAAGATCGGGGTTGCGGTAACGGCCATCAGAAGCCTCCGTAATTGAGAGCGGTGAAGATGTTCGCGGTCGCCGTACTGACGGTGGTGGCAATGGTGATTGCGCCCGCCGCGTTGGTGATCGTGATGCCAGTGCCCGGCGTCAGGTTGGCCGCCGCCAAGGTATTGCCGCTGGTGCTGCCGATAAGAACCTGACCGTTCGTGATGCCCGCAAATGTAGGCGTGCCAGCAATGGCCGGGCTCGTGAGCGTCTTGTTGGTCAGGTTTTCGTTGCCAGCCAGCGTCGCTAGAGTGCCCGTCGTCGGGTAGGTGACGGTGGTTGCGCCGGTCAGCGTTCCCGTGAACGCATATGCGCCCGACATCGTAAATGCGCCGCCGGTCGTGAACGTCCCGCCGAAGGTCACATCGTAGGCCATCGACAGGCTGCCAGCCGTGAGCGTGGCTGCCGTTCCCGTGCCGTTGTTCACCCACACCTTGTTCGCGGTGAGCGCGGACGGCAGCAGGGCGAACGCGGTCTGGATGTTCTGGAACTCACCGCGCATGACGGCGGAGTATCCATACGCACCCTGAACAGGGTTTCCGGTCGAGTTATAGAACGGGTTGGTAATGATAGACCTCCATCAGGTGGCTACCGCATCGACCGGCGTTGGGTGTAGTGATAGGTGATGCTGTTCAGTTGGTACGCGGCGATGTAGTTGCCGGTGGACTGGATCGTGACCTGCACGTTCTCGGCATCGCCCGTCATATCCGCCTCCGTGGGGAACAGCGTCTGCCCGTCCCACACGAAGTTGTCCCAAGTGAACGAGTCCCAAGTCGGAGCGCCGGAGAAGTTGCTGGTGTAGGTGACGGGCACTGGCTGCGAGATGTCCGTCGAGCCGTAGCCCAGCGAGTATCCGACCTGGAACTCGGCGTACCCGTTGCCCTGCACTTCGACCGAAAGCGCGCGGTACTGCTTGATGATGCGATGCGACTTCTGCGCGTCCCACGCCAGCGTCGCATGCGCGTCGATGTTGGACCCGTCGAACGAGGTCCCGGTGTCCATTCGGTAGACGTAGCCGCTGGAGTCGTTCGACCCGAAGTAGGTCACATGGTCGCCACTGGCGAGGTCGGCTTCATCCGCAACGAACACCGGGTTCGGGAAGTACACGACGCTCGCGCCCATGTACTGGCTGTTCACCACCGTCAGCCACAATCCGAAGCCGTCGCTGAAAAACACGCGATACTGGCTGCGGTCGCGGTTGAGGCAGGAGCAGGTGATCTTGGTCCTCTCGGACTGAATGAACGGCAGGATGTTCTTGGTCAGCGTCGCGGACGAGAAGTTGCCGTAGTTCAGCGAGGTCTGCAGCGTGACGACGCCCATGTTGTCGAAGGTGAAGGCGTCGAACATATTCTGCTGCGTGTAGTCGAAGCCGCCGATGCCCGTGTTGTAGGTGACGTAGTTGAACGTCGTCGGGTCGGTGCCGTAGAGGATGCTGGTGTTGCTGCGCTGGAACACCGCAAGCGCCGCCGTGGTCTGCGCGCCGGGCATGGTCAGCAGGCCGGTCACGTTGTCGCCGGTCGCGATCTCTCCCGCCCCGTCCACCGAACTCCAGCGAAACGGGTAGCCCGCCACCGAGTAGAGGATGGAACTGTCAATCGACACGAACAACAGGTTCTTGTGCGCGTTGATGTGGCGCGGCTTGTCGTTCGACGCGCCGGTCAGGATCGGCACCAGAACATCGCCATCGAACTCAAACGCCGGGTTGACTCCGTCGCAGCCGTAGATGCGGGAGGTCGTCGAGGTGCCGGTGAAGTTGGCCTTGTCGAACTCAAACCGGCCGCCCGGCAGCATCGTGATCTGCGTCTCGGCACCAGAGAGGGTCACGGTCGCGCCGCCCGTGAGCGTCGCCGCACCGGCCGCGAAGCTGCCGCCCGATGGCGTGGCGATCACGAACGCGCCAGCGGCGGAGCCGGTCCAGGCCCCGGTGCGCCACACCACCCGCTTGACCGTGGCAGTAACGCCGCCCTGCGTGAGCGTCGCGCCGTCCGCCGGGGTGGCCGTGCCGCCGCCCGTGAAGGATACGGTCTTGTAGAACGGGACGTTGACCCAACCGGAACTGGTGGACTTGTAGAGCGCCGCCGCCGTGCCGCCGACGTTGTTGCGGAAGGCAAAGACGTAGTCCACGCCCGAGAAGGTCATGCCGACCACGCCAAGGATGTGGCCCGACCCCGGAACCGCACCGATGTCGGCCCGGTAGATGTCGGCAGCGGCGGCGATGTACTGCGCCTGCTGCTTGGAGGTCAGCGTCGCCGTCTGCGTGATGGCAGTGCCAATCGGGGTCGCGCCCACGGTCAGGGCGTGCGTCGAGTCGAAGGTGCCCGTCACCTTGGTCAGGATGACGTAGTAGGCACCGGAGACGTTGTTCACGGCGGCGATAACGCCCGTCGCGCCGCTCGCGGCCTGCGTGATGGTCTGGCTGACGGTTGGGACGTTCGTGAACGACGAGACCTGCACGAGGGTATAGATGGCGGCCGAAGGAGACGGACGGCCATCGAACCGCTCGTACCCCGCGATGCGGCCATACCCGCCCGACTGCAGGCACTCAAAGTTGACGACATCCCGCAGCGAGCCTGGATTGAGGCGCAGGATCGGCGTCGTCTGGTCGAGCCCGCCAGGATAAGAGATGCCCTGAGACGTGGACCCGCCGCCCAGCGTCGTCGTGCTGTACTTCAGCGGCGGCATCTTCGCGATGGGGCGCATGACGCTCACGCCAGCGCCCCCGCCATGGTGATTGGAGTGGCGTATCGGGCGTCGAGCGTGTCGTAGAGGTCGCGGAACTCACGCTTGGCGCGGTCGATGACCTCGGACGCGGCTTGGTAGTAGCCGTACTTCCAAAGAGCGCGCCACACGATCATCATGTGGAACTGCGTCGGCAGGCCGGTCGGGGTGGCGCTATCGCCCGACATCGTGGACGGCGCGATGAAGTAGTCCCCGGTGATGGTGTAGAGGCCGTTCGACGGCGGGCCGAAGGACAGCGTCATGTCCGGGGCGACCGCGATGGCGACCGGCCGGGTCTGCACCGACTGCTGCGCGCCGTACATATACGCCTCGCGCCACTGGTCGTAGCTGATCGGGTCCATCCTGATCTCGGAGGACACGCCGACCGTGGTGACGTAGTTGCGGAACGTGGTGATGTCCCAGCGGCCGAAGTTGTCGGCCAGTACGCCCACCGTCCCCGCCCCGGTGCCGAGCGTCGCGCGGTAGGCGGCGGCGGCCGGGGCGAACGACACGCCCCCGCCGTTCAGCTTGCTTGACCTCATCCACCCCCAATCGTTCCGCATCGTCTGGATGTCGGCCCACGCATCGTTGATCCACGCGGTCACGCGACCCGCCTGCCCCGTCGCGCCCACGGTGGTCGTGAGCGAGGTCAGGCCGGACATCGCGCCCTCGCGGACGAAGGCTTGGCAGAGGGTGAGGTAGTTCATCTACGCCTCAGAAGTTCCGGCGGCGGAGTTCGCGCAGCCACTCGTGGCCGAGCGGGTTCGGGTCGCTGAGGATCGAGAACGAGTGGACCGGCGAGGTGATGCGGTCGATGCGGTTGGTCGGGTCCGCGCCGTCCGGCTCCTGGACACGCGTGTGAACCGTGTCGATCTTGGTCGTGACCATGACGGCGAGGTACTTGCGCTTGATGGTCAGGGTCTCGTTGACCGGGAGGTAGGCGACCTCGACCCAGCGACCGTTGATCAGGATTTCCGCGCCCTTGCCGTTGACCCAGATCGGGAACGCGGACGGCGCGTTCGGCTGCGAGGACGGCTCGATGCGGATCGTGACCGGCTCCTCCATGAAGGCGAGCTTGTCGAGGTAGTCCTGATCCTTCTTGCCGACCTGCTGGGCGACGACGACTTCGCCATCATGCGAGGTCACATCGTTGCCGATGAGCGCGGCCTTCTGCTCGATCTTGATGTCGTCGGTATGGAGTTCGGCGTTGATAGGCTGGCGAGCCATGGGTGATTCCTTCCTGTGGGGTGTGGCGTCTCACGACGCGGGTAGAGCGAAGCGGGAGTCCCGAAGGACCCCCGCCCCGTAGTGGCTTACGAAATGAGCGGCCGATCCGTCAGGGTCGCCAAATCGCCGAAGGTGTAGGTGATCCCGGTCACGCTCGACATATTCGACGTGCCGAAAATCCAGCCCGTCGTGGCGTTGGCCGTGCTGCCCGCCTTGATGACGAGGTAGCCGATGGGGCAGAAGTCCAGCGGCAGGCCCGACGGAAGCTGCGGGGCCTGCTTGAAGTTGCCCGAGGTGTCGAGGTCGGTGATCGACCCCTGGGCGGCCAGCACGGAACCGGCCGCGTTGTAGCCCACCACAAAGACCGAGCCCTTGTTGGCGACGACGCCATTGAAGGCCGAGCCCGTGATGGCGTCGGTGGTCGGCGTGGCCGCGTTCGACAGCGCCGCCTTCGAGTAGTACTTCCCGCGAATGGCATAGGTCGTCGTGCCAGTCGTGGAGATGGTGGTGGTCGTACCGGCCGCCAGCGTCACCTTGGTGGCGCAGAAGGTCATCGGCGTGAAAGAAAGAACGTCCATGATGAGTTTCCTATCGGAAAGAGGTTGAGGTCGATGCGGGCTCTAGGATCAGAGCCCGCCGATGAGCACGTAGGGGTCGAAGTCGCCCACGACGTTGACGTAGGCGGCGTTCGGCGCGACGGTCGCGTCATCGAGGGCGGTCGTGCCGCCGACGAAGTTGCCGGTGCCGGTCGGGTTGATAATCACGAACCCGAGGAACGCCTTCTGCACGGGCTTCTGCGGGAACTTCACCGCGCCGAGAGTGGAACCTTCGGTTCCCATCGCGGAGGTGAGAGTGCCAGCGGCATCCACATAGAAGCAGTAGACGTTGAACTTGGCGTTCGTGACGGTGCCCGAGAGCGCCGCCATGTCGGTCGCGGAGCTGATCTTCACCAGCGTTCCGTTGACCATGGCGTAGGTGGACGATCCGCCCGTCTTCACGAGAGCGGAACCGCCCGCCTTGATGACAAGGCCGGGAGAGACGAGGTTCTGCGTCCCGGTGCCATCGACCAGCGGGAGCAGGACGCTCCGCAGGGCGCGACGCGAGATCAAGTTGCTGATACCAGCAAGATACCGCGTCATGGTGTCGGTCATCATTGTGATGGACCTCCTTCAGGGGTTAGTGGGTGGGTTACGACAGGTTGGCCGAGCCAACGAAGCCGACCGCCATCCAGCCCTGGTTCTCGATCATCACGGCCTTCCACCAGATCGTTCCGGCATAGCCCCTCTGACCCAGCGGGTCGGACTTGGACTTCTCGCCCGGAGCGATGTAGGTCGGGTTCAGCGCCGACAGGCCGCGCACCGCAACCTGACCCCAAGCGTCCTGGGCGGCGACGATGAACGGGTACACGTCGAGGTTCGTGCCGGTCGTCGAGTAGAGGTTCGTCGAGCCGACAGCAGCGCCGCCGTCCTGAATCGACGGAAGGTCCGGCGAGGTGATAAAGCGGAACCGCTCGCACTTGCCGATCTCGTTCGGCATCGGCGTGCCCGAAGCGTACTTCTCCGCCGGGATGAAGTTCGGCAGGTCGCGGATGTCCGGCTCCAGATCGGTGTGGCAGTACACCGTGTAGCCCTCGGCCACCGCGTCGGTGCCGAAGTTGTTGCTGGCGCGCAGCACCTTGTTGACCGGCTTGCCGTGGTTGGCCTGCAGGTTCTTCGCGATCTTGCGGATGAGGCCCAGCGTCAGGCCGCCGTTCACGGTCGCAACGGTCGTGCCGGTGCCGCCGAAGAACTGGTTGGTGCAGGCGCGCAGCGCACCCCAAATGATCATCTCGTTGACGAAGGTCACGCGCTCGCCAATCTGCGTGATCATCGCCTTCGGGATGTCGTCCTCGTACAGGTCGGCGGTCTTATCCGTGAACCCGTAGAGGCACGAGTACTGCTGCATCACCACCGTAATGTCGAGCGGGGTGATGTTGTCCGGCGACGGCGTGACGCCTTCCTGCGTCTGGTGCGCCTGCACGATGACGTTGCCGCGATCACCCGTGCCGTTCTGGAAGAACTGGTTCTGGGTCGAGGCGCTGGTCGCGGTGGCACCATACGGCAGCCACTTACGGCAGACGATGGTGTCCGAGTTGTTCTTCGGCATCGGAATCTGACGACCCGTCTTGCCGAGGACTTCGAGCGGAACCGCGTGGGAGAGGATTTCCCCCTTATACTTCGCGATTCGGGCGGTAGAGAGGGCAAACGACTGCATTGCCATGGGATGTTCCTTCGATGGGTTGCGGCGTCATCCGACGCTGCGGGTTGGGTTGAGGGTCAGCGTTGACGGAAACCCTCATCGAATGCGTCTTGGTCTGACCTGCGAGGGGCCGTGGGACCACCATCGCCCTTCGGCAGCACGGCCCCGGCGATTACGCGTCGGCGGTCGTTCTGCTGCGGGGGCTTGGGTTCGGGCGTGGTCGCCTTCTTCGCCGCCTGCTTTTCCTTGTAGGCAGTGAAGTAGTCGAGCGCCCTAGACACGACCAACGCGGACTGCGTGGTGTTGACCTTCTCCTGGTAGGCAGGAGCCTTGGTCTTCAGCCACGCGCGGAACTCGTTGTTGGTGTCGGCCGCACTGCCAACGACATCACGCCAGTCAGGGTAGTCCGTCTCCAACACGGCCATTTCCCGGTTGGATACGTCTTCCATGACCATCTTCGCGATGTCGTCCTTCGACAGACTCGGAGCCCCCGGTGCGGTGCCGACCTTGGAGACGACGCGTTGCAGCGCCTTCTTCATATGCTCGGCCATCTCCGGGAAGTCCTCGCGCAACTCAGCAAGCACCTCGTCGCCAATCTCGACGTTGCCAATGGCCGGGCCGCCCTTGGGCTGCGCCTCCACCATCTGCTTGAGGTAGCCAATCGTGCCGAACGCCTTCGACATCTGCTGTTCAAGGCTCGCCGTCTTCTTGGCGGCGGCCATCAACTCGTCGAACTCGTTCCGCTTGATCTGGACGAACTCAGGCTCCGGCTCGGCCGGGGTCTCGACGGGCGGCTCGGCAACCTTCTCCTCGGGTTCGGCCGCTTGCGCGGTCGGCTCCTTGGTCTCGGTGGCGGGCTGGTCCGTGAACCCGGAATCGAAAGCCTTCTCAGCTTCCAGTTCGTCCTGCTGTTGCTTCTCGTCTGCCATGGTCTACTCCAGTCCAGCCCGCGTTGCCGTGTGCTGGTTCGTGTTGCCGTCGTCCTGAAACGGCGGCGGTTCCTCCAGTGCGATGAGGTCACGGAGGCATTTGATTTGACCGCGCACCTGGGCGGTCTGGATTTCGTTGAGGCCGAAGCCGTCGTTCTGCTCGCGCAGCTTCTCCAGCTTCTCGGCCATGTGGGCGCGCAGCCGCAGCCACAGCGGCGTGTTGCGCTCCTGCACGTTCAGGCGGGGGTCGGGTTTCATACCGGCGTCCCCTGCTCAAACGCTTGGCCGTTGGCCGCGCGGCCCGGCGTCTGGGCCAGCGGCTGGGCGACGTTGCGGACGCGCTGCGGGCGGGCGTTGCCGGGCACGCCACGGCGCTCGCTGTCCCCGCCCCGCTGCAACTCGCGCTGCAGGGCATTGTCGGCGGCGTTCAGTTCCTTCTGCGTGTTGAGCGTCATCGCCGCCTTGGCGAGGTCGCCCTTGACCTGCTCCACCGTCATCTTGTGGCGGTTGGCATAGTCGAGCATCGCGAGGTCGTGGCGCATCTGCAGGTCGTGCAGGTCGATGGTCGCCTCGGTCTGCAGCTTCTTCTCGGCAAGCTGCGCTTCCAGCCCGGCGATCTGCTGCTTGGTCTGGTTGTCCAACTGAGCAACCTGCGAGCGGGCCTGAGCGGCGATGTTGGCGGCCTCGATGCGCGGGTCCGCCTGCTTCGCCATGTTGGCCTCGATCTGCTTCTGCTCCTCGTCCGTGTACTGCAGTTCCTCGGGGTTGAGGCGCTTCGACTTGGCGAGCAGCTTGAACCACTTCTTCGGGTCCACCCCGAAGGCAGCGTTCGTCACCATCGCGCCCATCTGGGCGATGGACTGGTCCTGGATGGCGCGCTCGACAAGGGCGATGGAGCCGTGCGCGTCGATCTTCCAGTTGCCCTTCTCCTCCTTGGGAACGTCAGGGTCCAGCAGCAGCCACTCGTAGAAGTCGCGGATGACCGGCTCGGTGATGTAGTCGTCGAACTGGTAGCCGATAGAGCGCAGCAACTGGTTGGCGTTGCTGTTCTGCAACTGCATCCCGGTCGCGGTGTCGGGCGTCGTCGGCCCGCTCTGGCCCTGCGTCACCAGCGGGATGTTCGTGGACTCCTCCGCCAGCTTGAGCGCGTAGTTCACGATCTGCATCAACTCGGCGGTGACGTTCGGAATCTTGTGCATGGCGAACGCCGCGTTGACGCCGCCCTCCGCCACGAAGTCGCCGGACTTCATGACCCACACCTTGTCCGGGACCATCTCCATGCTGCCGTCGTAGGGACGGATCAGCGCCTCGTTGATGACGATCTGCGTGCCCGCCGACTTGCCCGCATTGTTGAGCATGGCGCGGGTCGCGCCGTTCAGCATCTGCTGGGGCACGAACAACTGCTCGGCAACGCCCACGCCCGCCCAGTGACCGGCGCGGCGCTGCCACGGCATGGCGTGGTAGGGCAGTTCGCCCGAGTCGAGCGGGTTGATAGCGGCCCGGATCACGCGGTCATTGACCATCGTGACGATGACGTAGGCGTCCTTCTCGGGCTCCTTCGGGGCCTTGGCCTTGCCGTTCGGATCGGCGGCGGCCTCGATGGCGCACAGTTCCTTGGCCGTCAGGGTCCCGTAGTAGTACCAGACCGAGAAGCGCGTCTTCTTGACATGCTCGGAGCCCTTCAACTGGCCCTGGTCGTCGATGTTGTCGCGCTCGGGGCCTTCGATCAGGACTTGGTCGATGACGCGGTTGATGTAGCCGTCCAGTTCCTTGAGCCTACGAAGCTGCCGCTCCGACATGAAGTCGCGCTCAAAGATGAACGATCCGTCACGGATATTCTCGCCGCACGCCGGGTCCGGGTAGATGTTGCGGCAGTCCACCCACTTCGCGGCCGGGATCAGCTTCTTCTTGACCTCGATGACAATTTCCTCGACGGGCTGCCCATCTTCTCCAATGACGGGCCGCCCCTGCTTGTCCTTCACCTTCTCGACGCGGGTCTTCATCCCACGCAGGGGCTTGGGGAACGGCCCCTTCAGCACGCCCACGCCCAGCTTGGCCCCGTCGAAGATGACCTTGCGGACCTCCGGGCGGTACTGGCACTCCAGCAGCCAACGGTGGATGCGGTCCTCGGCGGCCTTGGCGCTCTTGCGCTGCTTCTCGATGTTCTCCTTGGCGAGGTCAGCGACCGTCAGCGGCGGCTTCTGCGGGGCACCGGGAGCGCCGCCCCCCATCGCAGCCATCATCGCCTGCGGTGCGCCCGCACCGGCCCCAGCAGCAGGCCCGAGGGGTGACGCTGCTGCCGGGGCCGGGGTCGCTCCAGCCGCTGCAGCCACAGGAGAACCTGCAGCGGCGGGCGAAGCGGCGAGTTCTTCGTCGGTCGGGTCGCGATGCAGCGGCACGCCGCCGTTGCGGTCATCGACCACTTGGCTCTTGTTGTTGAGCGCCTCCAGCAGGACCGGATCGGGCAGTTCCTGGATGGCGAACGACTTGTCGTCCGCAGGCAGCAGGATTTCCGACAGCTTTGCGGCGGCGGCGTCCACGTACCGGGCGGTCAGGCGGACATACGCCTTGGACCGCTGGTCGGTGCGGCGTCGGCCGTCACTGCCCGCACGGGTCAGCGGGCCGTCGATGGATGGAGGCTTGGCAAACTTGCCGTTGCTATCATCGCGGTTGGCGTTGTCGATGCCCGCGTAGGCTTCCTCGCAGGCCCGCCACACTTCCTCGATGCCGCTCGACTCACGGGCGCTGACCGCCTCGGTGCGCCGGGCGGCGATGGCCGCGCTGATCTCCTGCAGCACGGCGTCACTGTCCACGATGTGCGGCTCGATCACCTCGCGCACGACATCGGGCAGTTCGTCCAGCTTGAGATCAGGGGCCTTTGCCATCTACGGGCTCCTTACGCCAGCAGTGCGGCGGCCGACGCGCGGAGGGCGTCGATCTTGTTGGCGACCGTGGCATGTTCCTTCTGGGCGGCGGCGAGCGCGGCGCACGCCTCGTCCACCTGACGGGACACATCCTTGAGCGTGGCGGCCTTCGCCTCGATGGCAGCAGTCACGGCGGAGAGCGACGCCTGCGCGTCCTCGTCGGCGTGCTTGCGAACCTCCTGTGCCGTGCGCTCGGCGGCCTGCAGCAGCCCCCTCGCCTCGGCCTTGGCGTCCTCGACCACCTTCTTGGCCTCGGCGGCGGCGTCCTTGCGGGCCAGTTCGCCCTCGCGGCGCTGCTGCTCGATGTCAGCCATCAGCGTGGCTTCCTCGGCCTGTAGGTCGGCAATGCTCTGGGCCAGCGCGGCGACCTGCAGCTTGCGCTCGGCCACCGTCTGTGCGTCGAGCGCGCCCGCCTTCATCGCGTCGCAGGCGTCGAAGAACGCCTGGAACATGGTGCGGAGGCGGTCGGCCCCTTCGATGGCCGCGTTGATCTGCGCGTCGTTCATGGCTTAGGTCCTCAACGGCTGGGCCAGTCGGCACAGCAGGGTCACGGTGATGGTGGAAGCGGCACCGCCGGTCAGGACGGGCTTGACGTACCGCGTGTTCTCCAGGACCGCCTTGCTGCCCGCCGCGGTGATGGCAATGGCCGTGCTGGAGGGGTCGCGGAGGGCGTAGTAGTTGGTGCCGTCGTTGCTGCCTTGCAGGCCGACCGACGTACCGCCGAAGGTGCCATCGACCTGCACGCTCTTGTCGCCGTACTCGGCCATGTCGATGGGCGTCACGGTGTCGGCGTTGGCGATGCTCGCCCAAGTCACGAGCAGGCAGCCGCCGTTCTGCTTCTTGGATACGTCCAACACGGTGGGGGCAATCGTTGCCATGTCAGTCTCCTATCGACGCCCGATCCGGCGGGCGAACATGAGGTAGTCGAAGCCCACGCCAACCGGCGGCGTGCTGCCAGCCGGACCCCAGTAGCCGCCTGCGAAGTAGGCCGCCGGGTAGAAGGTGCGGGCGAAGTAAGCGGCCATCACGAGGGGTCCAGCGTGATGGCGGTGCGGTTCCCGTCAGCGTCCACATCAGCGATGATGCGGTTGAGCGTGTCGGCAAGGTCGCGCACGGTGTAGGTCGAGGTGGTCGCGGTCGCCTTGCCCAGCAGGGCAGCGGCGATCAGGCGAAGCATCTGCTCGGCGGTGTAAGAACCCTCAATGACGGTCGTCCACGGGTTGCCCGCCGCTCCGGCATCGTTCAGCTTCTCGCCCATCGTGCCGGAGACGTTGTTCGCCGTGGCGAGCGCGGCCCACACGGCGGCTCCGACGTTGGCGGTGGTGAGGCCGGAACCCGTGACGTTGATGTCGGCGGTCAGTTCGCCCAGCGCCGTGGCGGTCGATCCAGTGGCGGTGCCGCTGCCGGTCAACGCGGCCACCACCTCGGCAAGGCCGGTCGCTGTGGCCGTCAGGCCGCCCGAGCCGGAGAGGTCGGCAACGGCTTGCAGGAACGCCTGTAGGTTGGCGTCGGTGATCTCGCCCGAACCCGAGATGGAGGCGAGCGCCTGGACAATCAGCGAACCCGTCGCGGCCAGTTCGCCGGAGCCGGACAGGTCGGCCAGAGCAAGCAGCACGGCCAGCGCCGTGCCCGACACCGTGCCGGTCCCGGTCAGGTCGAACGTCGCGCCCAGCCCGCCCGCTTCGTAGGCGGGCCACCATGCGGCCTGCGTGTTGTAGCCGTTGGGGAACGCGCTGTACTCGCGGCCATTGAGCGTGCCATCGCCCGCCGACCAGAAGTTGGCGAACACGGGCGCACGGAACTGCCCCAGCGGGTTGGTGAAGGCCACCCCCTGCGTCCGGTAGCAGTTCCGGTTTTCCTGCGTGTAGTTGCCCAGCAGCATCCTACCCCCACACGAAGTTGAGGTAGCCGCTGAACGCGGAGTTCGCCGGGGTGGCGACGCCCGATCCCCACAGCCAGTAGAGCGCCGCGCCGTCGTAGATGCGCGGCAGGCTCGGCATGCCGAAGACGAAGTTCTGCTCGGCGGCGAGGCCCAGCGTCGAGAGCGGAATCTGCGCGATCTCTCGGATCAGCGCGACGCTGTACTCGCCCGAGACGTAGGACACCGAGTTGGTGATCGAATCGACCTGCGCGATGCCAGCGTCACCGGCCTGCAGCGGGGTCATGTAGTTGTACTTCCCTACGCCGGTCGCGCCCGTGTAGAGGATCAGCGAGTTGGACGCCGCCGTCTTGCCGATGGGCAGCACGGTCGGGGTCGCACGCGAGCCGGTCTGCGCGCTGTTGGTGTAGGCAATCGACAGGTTGGGCGTGGCCGCGCCGAGCGCCGTGGCGTTGCTGTTGAAGAAGATGGCGTTGACGCCCGCGCCGTTGGTGTAGCGCGGCAGCAGCCACGCGATGGTGTGCGTGCCGGTGCCCGCCGTCGTGATGTCGATGGCGGTGCCCGCGATGGCGTTGGCGTAGGAGGTCGCCAGCTTGCAGGTCGAGTCCGAGACGCGGATGACGTAGTAGTTGGTCGCCGCCACGAGCGGGCTGGGCAGCGTGGTCGTCGTCGAGACCTGGACGCGCGTGCCGGTCAGCAGGTTGGACGGGAAGTTGGCCGTGCTGGTGTAGGTCAGCAGGTCGGTCGAGGCGTCGGCCGAGAACGTGTCGGTCTGGCCGAGCGTGTTGGTCGTGGCCTGCGCCGTGACGGTCGTGACGGCGGTCAGGCGGTAGAAGCCGATCACATCGACGAGGGCCAGCGTGCCCGGAACCACCGTCGCCGCCGCCGTCACCGCCGAGCCAGAGGCGAGGTACTTGTAGTAGGTCGGCTGGACCGCGCCGCCGTGCGGCATGGCACCTGCCGAGGTCGTGGTGTCCTTGACCGGCTGGAAGGTCAGCGCCGTGCCCGCGTTGAAGATGGCATCGGCAGGCGGGTTGCCCGCGCCACGGAACAGGGTGTGCCACTCGTTGGCGACCGCCGCCGTGGTCGGGTTGAACGCCTTGCCCCAGTTGATGCGGAAGGTCTGACCCGCCGCAAGCGCGGAGACGATCTGGTCATTGGAGGAAAAGCCCGGCATGTCGTCTCCTAGTTGACCCAGACCGAGCGCACGGCCCCGCGCACGGCGAGGCCAGACAGGCTGCCGTTGGGCAGTGCCAGCAGGCTCAGGTAGGCGTCGTCGTAGATGCGCTCCAGTTCGGAGGCGAAGATCAGCGGGTCCTTGTCATACGGCGCGTCGATGCCACGGATGATCGTGGTGGCGATGGGCTTGACGAGGACGATGGCGAAGAACCCGGTGTCGGCCCCCAGCATCTGCACGCTCTCGACGAGGCGCACGCCGGAGTCGCCGTCCTGCAGCGGGATGAAGGCGCTAGGCGTCGAGTTCGCCGTGGCCGTGGCGCTCGTGGTGATGGTGCCCGGCGCGGCGACCGCGTTCTGCACGACCACGGGCGACACGCGCCCCGCGACGCCGTCGCTGTTGGTGTACGTCACCTGGAACGACTGGCCGCCCGTGCGCGACGAGATGGTGACGGCCATCATCTGGACGCCCTTGCCATCGGTGTACCGGGGCAGCGTGACCGAGTTGGTCATGGTCTGCGGGTCGGTGTTCCCGTCCTCGATGGTCGGGTAGTAGAGCAGGTAATCGCACAGCACGAGCATCATCGGCAGCGGCGTGGCCGAGGCGCAGGCGGCGCGGAAGAACCGCAGGTACTTGGTCGCGGTCGAGACCGCCGAGCCATGAAAGATGCCGCCGTCGCCCGACTGCGTGATGGCCGCAGCCGTGAGCGGCGCAGCGTCGAACCACTGCTTGGCGCGCGGGTTGCCGCTCGCGCCGGTAAGGTCGTACCAGACGCCCGCCGTCGTGGTCTGAGTGACGTTCTTCACGAACTCACTCCAGCGGGTCGCGCCGTTCACTTCGGCATCCACGAGGCTGCGGACGGCGACCATTAGTCGGCCTCCGGCAGGGGCAACTCGTGCAGGGCGCAACCGAAGTCGGCCTTGCACTTGAGCGCGCTGAACTGGTTCGTGCCCTCGATGACGACGGCCAGTTCGTCCACGATCTCGGCGTCCGGGTCGTACATGCCCACGCGCATCCGGCCGCACGCACCGAAGCCACGCAGCGGGTGCTGCGTGTCGCTCTCGATCCAGTAGCGGCAGGTCGCGCAGGTCGCCATCAGACGGACCTCCCCGTCAGGGCGGACCCGATCTGGCTGGCCTTGACCTTGATCCGGTCGGGCAGCGACAGGCCACCCTCCCCATGGGCGATGGCCTTGCGGGGCGCGATGATCTGGTGGCCGCAGTCTTCGCCGCAGGCGCGCGTGATCACCGGCTCCTGGCCCTCGCGCGCGACGACCTTCACCGCGCACAGGCAGTCCGAGCAGTAATAGAGCGGCGGGCCGATGATCTCGTCCAGCCGCTTCTGCAGCGGGGTGCGCCGGTCGGGCATCAGGCCTCCGTCACCGTCAGCGCCGAGGCGGCGAACTGCGGAGTGATGCCGGACGAGACCGCCAGCGAGGAGTTGAGCGCGCCGTAGTGCCATACCGTGCCCGTGCTCGACAGCGCAGTGCCGACCGCGACGTAGGTCAGCGTCGCGCCGGACGCGCCGCACTGCGGGAACGAGATGGTCGCGGCGTTGGATGTCGCGCCGCCGGACGCCGCCGCCCAGCCGGTCGAGCGGGCGACCGCCTGCCGGGCGTAGTTGGTGTAGCTGGTCTCGTTCTCGGTCTGCGAGTTGGTGCCCGCCGACAGGGTCGCGGTGTGCAGGGAGACGTAGGTGTTCGTCAGCGGCGAGGACGAGGCGTTGTCAGCCACGTTGGCCCACGCCGTCGCCCGGTACATCAGGTTGACGATGCTGTTACAGGTGGCGGTGGACTTGGGCATCAATGGCTCCATCGAAGGGGCGCGGCGTCATCCGACGCTGCAGCGCGCTTGCCGGGCGCGGGTGGGTTGAGGGGGTCATCCGAGCAGCCCCGACACGGCGTCGTACTGCTGGAAGGGAACCGGCGGCGGCAGGCTGTTCTTCACTTCCTCGTCGTTGATCTGGGAGACGATCATCGCGAGGTATCTAAGTGCGTCTGCCCCATGCGAATGCTGGTCGTGCATCGGGCCGGTCGCCTCGCCGGTCGTGCGCGGGACGTTACGGCGGTAGCGGCGCAGGCACTCCAGCAGGCGGGTGCCGCCGAGATAGCCGGTGTCCCGCTTGCGCTCCACGTTGTCGATGTAGAGCCTCGGGAACATCATGCGGGCCTGACGGATGCCGTCCTCGACGTTGTCCCTGCCCACCAGCCGGATGTGGCGGCGGCCGAGCGCACGCAGGACCTGGACGGTGTTCTTGCCGCTCTTGGGGTCCTTGTTGACGGCGTCGTGCGGCAGCCAGTCCGTCCCGTAGCGGTAGCCGAGCGCGTCGAGGTCGCGCACCAGTTCGGCGTAGGTCCGCTGGTTGTCCTCAAGGTAGTTGATGACGTTGATGGCGGTCGGCGTCGGGCGCTGGACCATGACGATGGTCATAGCGTCGTTCCAGCCGAGGTCCCATACGCAGTGAACCGGGCGCATGGGGTCATACGGGGTCGGGCGGAAGCGGCCCTCGCTGATAAGCTGCTCGACCTCGCGGCTGTAGATCGCGCCGGTGACGACGCTGCGAGGCTTGCCCAGCCAGATATTGTCGTAGTCGTCGGGCTGGTTCTGCTGGCAGGACAGGCGCTCCTGCTCCAGCACCTTCGGGAACCACGGGTTGTCGTACCAGTTCATTTGCACGACGACGGCGTTCTCGGGCTTGCGGACCACGAACCGCTGGTAGGTCTCATCCGTGTCCATCGCCGGGTTGAACGACACCCAGATTTCCGAGTTCTCGGCGCGGATGGTCGGCACCAGGATATCCCACGACCGCTTCGACACGGCCTGCGCCTCCTCGACCCAGCAGATGTCGATGCCCTCGTAGGACTTGATGCTCTCCGCCGTCAGGTCGGACAGGCCCGCGAAAATGATTGTCGTCCCGTTGCGGCCCCTGATCTCGTTCTCCAGGACCGTGTAGACCTGACCCAACTTCATCGTCTCGATGCAGTCGGCCAGCAGGCGGTGAACCGAGTCCTTGATCGACTTCTGGATTTCACGGGCGCACAGCACACGCAGCCGCTGGGCCGCGCCAAGCGTCAGGATAGCCCGCGCGAAACTGGCCGACTTTCCGGCCCCTCTCCCGCCGTATGCGACCTTGTAGCGGCGCATATCCAGCAGAAACCCCAGCTTGGACGGGATTTCGCAGCGCACCGTGATCTGCTTGCGGGGGAGCGCCATCAGGACACCGCCTCCAGCCTGCGGTTCGTCTCGCGCACCAGCCGGTCGAACGCGATCACCAGCCCCGGCCCGTTGGCAGCGGTCTCCTCCGCCACGATCACGATGTCATCGGCGTCCTGCGCCGGGAGGGCGGCCACCATCTTGACCTCGCTCGCGGACATCACGGCAGCCATGTAGCGCCCGCCGAGATGCAGGAAGCGGTCGGCCAGAATCTGTACGTCCTTGGGCCGCTGGACCTGTTCCAGGCGGTTCGATCCGTCCGGCAGCTTGCGGATCACCGGGATCACGGCAGCACCTCGCGGGACGGCGGGTTGATCAGCGCGATCTCCACCTTGATGTCGTCCCTCTGTTGCATGTTGTCCCGCTCAAACAGGCCCAAGTGCTTCATCGCCTTTTCCAAGGCCGCGTTCTTGTCCCATGTCTTGACCCGGCGAGCGCCCTCGGCTCCGTACTCAACTGATGCAACAGCAGCGGCGGTGTCGTCGTCGAGTTCGTGGATCGGGCGCTGACTGCCGTCCTCGCGGTACAGCTTGCGAGGGTCCTGGAACGCGATGCGGGCGATCTCCTGCAGGGTACGCTCGACGGTGAGTTCCACCTTGGCGGCGGCCTTGGCCTCGGCCCTTTCGATCTCGCGGGCTATGTCAACATTGGTCAATAGACGCGAACCAATTTGCTTGGCGGTCTTGGCGCTGTACCCGGCGCGCACGGCAGCCTGCGTCGCGTTCCGGTCCACGCGATATTCCCGGACGAACGCGCGCTGCTTGTCGTTGAGGGCGGGCTTCTTGCTCATGCTCTCAGCGGTTAATCAGGCCGGGGAACTTGCCGCCCGCCTTGCTCGGCATGACGGTCTTGGAAACGGTCTTGCCCTTGGGCGTGACCTTGGCGGTGGCCTTGGTCTTGCCGGTGGTCTTGCCGATGCGGGCGGGGGCGCTGGTCATGGACTGCATCAGACGCTCCGCTTCTCGATCCACTTGCCGAAGTCCTCGACGAAGGCATATCGCTCCTCGATCTCGGCCATCATGCGGCGCATGTTGTCCGTGTCGGCTTCTGTGATGGTGTCGTACACCGGGCCACGCTCATGGAACCCGGCGTCGAATGCCGCCTGCTCTAGATCGTCGCTCTGAAAAGCGCGCATGAACGCTTCGCTCTCATCCGGCTTGGCCTCCACGGCGGGAGGCGCAGCCACGACAGCAACGGCCATCGGCGCGGCAGGCAACAGGCGGAAAAATCCTCGGCGGTTCATCAGTGCAACTTCTCCTCGGCCCATCGGCCGCCCTCGTGTGAAAGCTGGTAGACCTTGAGCCCGGCGGCCTCGCGGCGCAGGGCGTAGACAACCTTGGAGTACGTCGTCCAGGCGATGACCTGTCCCATGCCGGGGAGCGGCGGGGCCAAGAGCGGCGGCTGCCAGTCGCTTCGCAGGGTCGCCGCGTCGCCCATCGTCAGTACGTCGGGGCCTTGCCCGGCACGCTCGCCGGTTCCTCGCCGCCACCGAAGCCCGCGTTGAACTGGTCCTGCTCGGAGCCCTTGCCGCCGCTCTCCTCGTGGGCTCGCACGAGTTCCAGCACGGCGCGCATCAGTTCACCGACCGAGTCGTAGGTCTGGGACGGGACCTGACCCTCACCCTCGGCAGCCTCGTCGTCGGCCGGGGCCATGTCGCCCTCGTCTTCAGCGGCTTCCTCGCCGTTGTGCATCGACTCAGGCTCGTCGCCCTGCATCAGGGTGAACGATCCGTCCGTGTTGGCGACGATGCTGGCGATGACGGTTCCCTGCGCCTCGGGCGCTTCGGCCGGAGCCTCGGGAGCCGCAGCCATGTCCTCGCCTTCCATGTCGGCGGCGGGGTCAGCGGCAGCAGTGGGCGCAACGGCCATGTCGGTTTCCTCGGGTGAGAATGGTACCGACATAACTTGCTACGGAAGGTGCGATCAAAAAGTCAAGCCGCGCGCTTGTTCATCCGCCGCATGTTCACACGCGCCAGTGCAGCGGCGTGTTCTCGGCTCACGCCGGGGCGCAATCCCAGCGAGCGCCGCTTGTGCTTCACTTGGTTTTCAGTGCGCTCCAAGTGGTCGGCTATCGCGGCGTCGGTGTATCCGCCCACGGTCATGCGCCGCAGGGTCGCGATCTCGTCTTCAGTCCAGCGTCGTCTCATCGAGGCTCCGTGAAAAACGCAAGAAAATTACAACCTGTGTGCTTGAGTGTGTCCGGTTTTGCGGCCATAGAAGGACATCGGCGGGGCACAAGGCCCGGCCAACGAGGAGACCGAAATGACCACCACGTTCACCGCCAACGGCATCGCCGGACCCTACGGGATCAAGCACACCGACAAGGAAATCCAGGTTCACGGTCGCTACAGCGAGATCGTCGCCCGCTACCCCAATACCGAAACCGGCCTGATGTGCGCCGAGGAACACTGCCGCCGTCTCATCAAGGGCTGGGACAAGGCGCAGCGCCGCCTGCGGGATGCGGCTCCCGACCTGCTTGCGGCGCTGGAGCCGATTGCCAAGTTCCTTGAGCAGAACGGCACCGACGCTGACTACCACGACGCCGATGGCACCGGCTGGATCAGCCGCGCCAAGGCGGCGATTGCCAAGGCCAAGGGCTAACCCAATCCAACCAGGAGACAGACGATGTTGCCCCCTGAAGCCCGCGCCGAGCGCGACGCAAAAGCCTCCGCACAGAGCGCCATCTATCTTCTGCTTCAGTTCGTGAAGGCCGCCGACAAGGCGTACAACTTGGACCAGAATCACGCCAACATGCGGCGCTCGGCCACTATCGCGGAGCGCACCATCGACGACCTGCGGGACCTCCTGCAACTGGAGGTC